GATGGGAACAGGGAAGTCAGCACCTTCACCGCTGGCAAGTTGCTCATCTCAGGTTGAAAGGAAAGAACATGGGAAATCCGTTTGAGGGCCTGAAGTCCGCTCGTCCGAGCATCAACCGCTACGTCCGCTCGGGGCACTACCTCGCGCGCATCGACGCGGTCAAGCTCGCCAAGAACCGGACCGACGGCGACATCTTCGCGATCGAGATGACGAACGTCTACACGTTCCCGGACGGCGAAGCGCCGCGGGGCGGGCAGCCGCCTCACTCGGTCGGGGAGGCGTTCAGCGAGGTCATCAGCCGTGCGGGGAGCAAGGACATGTACCTGCCCCGCATCAAGGGCTTCATCATGTCCGTGCTGAACGCGGGCGAGAACGACGTGGACGAGAACGTGGCCCTCCAGGTCACGGACCCGGCCGTGCAGCCGCTCAAGGGACTCGTGATCGAACTGGTCGGGAAGAACGCCAAGACCAAGGTGAACCAGAAGGATATCGTGCGCATCGACTGGGCCGGACAGGTGCCGGTCGCGCGGCTGCGGAGCGTCGTGCCCGCCGCGGTGCTCGCGCAGAACTTCGACGAGGCGGCCCTCGCCGCGCTCGAAGCCCGTCAGAAGGCGATGGGCGTCGGTTGATTCGATCTCGGGCGCCGGGGGCACACCGCCCGGCGCCCGAGTTTTTATGCTGGAGATCCTGACATGCGCCACATCGCCTTCGACACCGAGACCTTCCCCATCGGCCCCGGCAACGTCACGCCGCCGATGGTGTGCCTCCAGTTCGCCGAGCGCGTCGGAGAGGAGATCAAGTCCTATGTCCTGAAGGCGGACGACCCTGCCTGCGCCGCCGTGATCGAGGAGATGCTGACCGACCCGAACATCATCCTGATCGGACAGAGGACGTGCTACGACCTCGGCGTCATCGTCCGCACGTTCCCACAGTTCACGACGAAGGTGTGGCAAAAGCTCGAGGACGGGCTCGTCACTGACCTGAAGATCCGCGAAGCGCTGCTGAACCTGTCGAGCTTCGGCTCGCTTCAGTACGTGCGTGCGCCCGACGGCACTAACCGCCGACTCGGCTACGGGATGGACGACCTCGCCAAGTTCTACCTCGGGCTCGACCTCTCGAAAGAGAAGGGCGACGACTCGTGGCGCGTGAACTACCACATGCTCGTCAACCTGCCGGTCGAGCAGTGGCCGCCCGAGGCCGTCAAGTACGCGCACGATGACGCGATCCACACGCTGCTGATCTTCGAGGCCCAGGGCCGCCGCGTGAAGTCCGAGAACGGCTACGCCTCGCTCTCGACCGAGTTTTGGCAGACCGCTTGCGACTTCGCGCTCTTCATGTCGACCGTCGAGGGCTTTGCCGTCGATCACGTTGAGGTCGCCCGACTCCAGACGTGGCTCGACGAGCAACTCACTGACGCGAAGGTCGACCTGCTGCTGAAGGAAGGCATCCTCCGGCCCTATGAACCAGCGCGCCCGCACAAGCCTCAACTGTCGCAGGCGCTCGACCTCATCGGCGGCATCATGCCCAAGGACTGGACGATGCACCGACCGCGGCTCGAGCAGTTGGGCATCCGGTTCACCGCGCCAATCGAGCAGAGCGTGGACACTAAGCTGCTGAAGGCCCGTGTGCTGGCAGTCGCGAACGCGAACGGGATCAAGCTGAAGCTGACCGAGGGAGGGACCGATGCGAAGCGAGCCGGCGAGCCGTTCGACATCAAGCACGTTTCAACCGACTCGGAGGTCATGGACGACCTCGCAGAGTACGATCCGGTGCTCGGGCAGTACCAGCACCGGCAGGTACTTCAGAAGCTCGTGACGACCGAACTGGACTGCACACGCTGGCTCGGCGAGCCGGCGCCGCGCGTCTACGGCAACTTCAACGTCCTGGTCGAGACCGGCCGCACGTCGAGTAATAACGGCGGCAAGAAGCCGCTCTACCCTGCCAGGAATATGCAGAACCCTCACCCGAAGGCACGGCCGATGTTCGTGCCCGATGCCGGCAACGTGCTGGTCTCGGTGGACTACTCGTCGCTCGAACTCGTGACGCTGGCGCAGGTCACGTACCGGATCTTTGGACAGTCGAAGCTGCGCGACCTCATCAACTCCGGCATCAACCCACACACCTACATGGGCGCGCAACTCGCGAACGCGCTCTCACCGGAGTTCCGCTCGATCGCCGAGAATCTTGGCATCGCCGGCGATCCGATGAAGCTTCACGATCACTTCCTCGCGATGAAGAAGCACGAAGACCCGAAGGTGCGGGAGTTCTTCGAGCATTGGCGCAAGTTCGCCAAGCCGACCAACCTCGGCTACCCTGGCGGCCTCGGTCCGGTGAAGTTCATCAGCTACGCGAAGAAGACCTACGGCGTGATCTGCGACCACCCGACGGCCAAGATGCTGCGTGAGGTCTTCCGCGCCACGTTCCCCGAAGTGCCGGCGTTCCACAACCACGTCTCCAACAACATGATCGACCCGGACAATCCCTCGACGTGGGACGAGGAAGAGGAGCAGTGGGTCCAGTCCTATGCCTACACGAGCTACCTCGGGATGCACCGTGCTAACGCCACGTTCTGCGCCACAGCCAACGGCTACGGAATGCAGACGCCGGGTGCCGAGCCGGGCAAGTGGGCGTACTTCCGGCTGTCGCGGGCTTGCCACGATCCGAGCGTCGGCAACGTACTCTTCGGCGCGAGGCCGAAGGCGTTCATCCACGACGAGGCGCTTGTGCAGGTGAGCGCCGACCCGGATCTCGGTAGCGCGCAGACGAAGGAAGTCCAGCGGATCATGGAGGAAGAACTGAGCAAGTATTGCCCCGACGTGAAAGTGGCGACTGAAGCCGCGATGATGCTCCGCTGGGACAAAAAGGCGGTGGCTAAGAAGGACTCCGCCGGTCGTTTGGTCCCCTGGGATGCTCCCAATGTCGAAGCAAGCTGAAGCATCGGCCCGGTGGCGAGCAGCTAATCCCGAACGGGCACGAGAGGTCGCACGCAACTGGTATGCTCGCAATCGCGAGCAGGCCCGAGCAGCGGCGCGTGCTCGATACGCCTCATTGACTCCCGAAGAAATCGAACACAAACGTCGCCGTGAGCGTGCTGCTGATAAGATGCGTCGGGCTCGACACCAGAGAAGGAACTTCTCCGAGCCCGGAAGAAGGCTCTGCACCGAAACTATGGTATGACGATTGAGCAGTTCAATGCGATGGCTGCGACTCAGAACCATCGCTGCGCTTCTTGCGGCGATAGGGCCTATCGCCTAGTCGTCGATCACGACCACGAGACAGGACGAGTCCGTAGCCTGCTCTGTGATTGCTGCAACAGGGGACTTGGATCGTTTCGAGACGATGCTTCCCGTCTTGAATCTGCGATTGCCTACTTGCGCAGGCACTCGATTGAGCTATCCTGAGATGCAGCGGCGCCCACGCTGCCAACCCCCTTCAGGCTTCATTGCCTTAAAGCGCAGGATCAGTGGGCGCCGCTATCTTTTTTCACAAGGACACGACATGAGACCCGAACCCAAGATCGTCTTCGTCCAAGGCCCTCCGGGCAGCGGCAAGGACGCCTTCGGTGCTCTGCTCGCCGAGCAGATTCCCGGTGCGCACGTCGAGAAGTTCGCTCGCATCCTGAAAGACCGCACGCACGCGCTCTACGGTCTCTTCGACAACTACGGCTTCCTTTCGCATGACGCCTTCGATGCGACGAAGGATCAGGTCATGATCGACTTCGGCGGCCTGACGCCGAGGCAGGCGTACATCGAGGTCGCCGAGCATCACTTCAAGCGCCTGCACGGCCATCGTATCTTCGGCGAGATGCTTTACCGAGACCTGATCGCCCGCCACGGCTGCGGCATCCTAAAAAGCGACGACGTGTTCATCATCACCGACTCCGGCTTCGTGCAGGAGGCGGACGTTCTCGTCGAGCACTTCGGCCACGACCGCTGCATCGCACTTCAGATGCATCGCACCGGCAAGACGTTCGAAGGTGACTCGCGCGGCTACTGGTCGCTCGGGCGCGCCAACACGTTCGAGATCCGCAACAATGGAAGCCTCGACGACCTGAAGGTCATCGCGGCCAGCAACGCCAAGTTCTTCTTCCCGTCCCTCGGAGAGATCAGTCATGAGCCCAGTTCGTGCCACGCTCCTCGTTTTGGCAGCGATCGGTAGCATCTCGCTGCCGCACTGTCATCGACATCGTCATCACCGCCGGCCTCCGCCGTCGGTCCAGCCGCCGGCTCCCGATCAGGACGACGACGACGGCTGCAACAATCCGTTCTTCCCGAACCACGGTCGCAGCGGCGATCACCGGCAGGACGGCAACTACGGCCCTCGTGGCGACCGCGGCAACAGCGGCGACCACCGGCAGGATGACAACTGATGAAGCCCTGGATCGTCCGCTTCTTCGCCGCGCTCGGCATCGTTGCCGTGCTCGCGGCTGTCCCCGTCTCCTGCATCTCGGCCGCGACCGAAAAGAAGGTCGAAACCTCCATCGACAAGGGCATGGAGGCGGTTGATGCGGTGCTCGCCTCGACGGGCAATGCCGCGCTGATCCCGGTCGCTCACGCGGCTGGCGGCGTCGCGAAATGGGTCACTGGCCTCTTCACCGTCGGCGGCGCGGCTGCCGGCAGTGTCGCCATGCACGCGAAGCACGGTGGCTCGTTCACGCCGAACACACGCCGGCGCAAGAAGCAGATCGACCGTCACTGGGATGACTTGCTGCTGACGGCGCAGAACCTCGTCCCGCAGTTGACGCAGATCGCGGCCGCGGCCGGTGACACGCACGCGCAGCGTCAGGCACAGCAGGCGTTGAACGTGCTCGGCGCCTTGAAGGCTGCGCAGCCGGTCCCGACAGGAGCCTGACCATGCTGGCGCTGGGCTGCGACCCTGATTTGCACCATGCCGGCCTCGCGCTGGTCTATTACGATCCGATCGAGCGCTTGCTGCCGGTCGTGAAGTGGACCGGGGTCGCCCTGGCGCCTACGAAGCTCAAGTCCTACGCGGCAGCGTCGGCCCTCGTGTGGCCGGCGCTGCCGCTTGGGTGGCGCCCTAACCTGCTCGTAGTCGAAGGCCAGAAAATCTACCCGCACTCTCAGGTGCGCCCGGCTGACCTCATGCACCTTGCCTTCGCAGCCGGTTGTGCGCTGATGGCCTATCGCTTTGAGGCGGCCGGGAACGTAGTCGTGCCACTGCCGCAGGAGTGGAAGGGATCTGTGCCGAAGGAAGTCGCCCACCAGCGCATCCTGGCGCGCTGCATCGTCCCGCCCTCATTCCTGGCCGGCCCGCACACCTCTCACATCATCGACGCGATCGGCTTGGCATTGTGGGGGCTCGGATTGCCCGGCGCTATCCAGCAAGGCCGGCTCAGAGCTTGAGCCTCATCCGGGCCGGAGTCTCTCGGAACTCCGTCTCGATGCCCCGGATCTCCTCCTCGCGCATCAGGCGGAAGACTTCCGCCGTGACCATCGCGAGCGCCACCGAATCGAGTCGGCCGAAGAGTTCCTGCTCCGCGTTCTTGAAGAACGGGTGAGCCTTCGACGGCCCCGCCTTCGTCGTGATGATGAGCAGGCCAGCGTCGCGAGCGAAGCGGAACTCGCTCTTGCTCAGGCGCCGGCCGGACCGAAAGACGTTGGATGGCTTGCGCGGATCGAGGTCCGGGTCTCGGAACCAAATGAGGACTTGGTTGTCCTTCGGCACCACGATCCCGCGCCCGTCGTGGTAGAAGCCTGCCCAGTACGGCGCGGCCACCACGTTCGCCGTCGAAGTCACGTCATCGAGCAGGACGAAGAGCGTCTTCCTGATCGTCTTGGAAGTCGACTCGTCCTTGCGAACGATGTCCATGAGCATATTCGCGAACACCGAGGCGACGCGGGTCGCGAACTGATCGCTGGAGTCAGCGAGCGTAATCGCCATCAGGCGCGAGCCATCGGCACTTCACTGCCGCCGCCCATCATCGACGAGTGCTGCTTCAGCCAGTCGGTCAGGCCGAGATCCTTGGCGCGCTTGCGGATGTGCTCTTTCACGGCCTCGGGATGGTTGGCCCGCCCGATCGCGTGGACCGCGTTGGCGAGATCCTCGGCGTTCAGGATGGGGAACGAGCCGTCCGGCATCGCGGCGCCTTCCTTGGCAGCCTTGTCGCGCGCCTTCTGGTCGAACTCCCGCTTGCACAGGTTGACCAGCTTCGTCGCGAAATCTTCGAGGGGATTGGACATCGAGATCAGCCTCCGGCATCACCAGCGCTGCCGGCCGAGCCAGCGTCGCCGTCGGGCTTCGCTGCGCCGCCGGCGGAGACCGGAGCCCCCGCATCCTTGGCGACCGCGGCGCCCGGGGTCTTCGCGCCACCGAGAGCCTGCATAGCGAGCAGGTCCAACTCGTCGGTGATCGCCTTGAACTCCATCTTCTGCTGGCGCGCCCCGAACAGGCGGCCGTTCTTCTTCGGGTTGCCGAGCGTGCGCTCGAGGCGGTTCTCGAAGATTTCCTGCGCGGGCGCGACCGTGAGTAACTGGAACGTGCGGATCGCATTCGGCAGTTCGTTGTTCGCGGCGAGCTTGCCGGCGATCTGAATGCCGGCGAGCAGCGGCGGCACCTGATGCGCGGACACGATCTTCAGCGACAGGCTGTCCGTAATCGTGGCGAAGCGTGCGCCCTGATCGGTGCCCTCGAGGTCCAGCTTCTCCAACTGGATCTTCACGTCCGCGTCGGGGAAGTTCATCGCGAGCGACTTGTGCGCGTTCGCGATGCCGATGTGGGCCTTCATCGCGTTCGTCAATTCCGTCCACTGCTCGTCGCTGGCCTTGGTGCCGCTAATGAACAGCATGAAGTCCGGAACGCCGCGGTTGATGAAGAAGTCGAACTCGCGCTGGTCGAGGGCCTGCATCAGTTCGATGCTCGAGACAGCCGACATCCAATTCGGCAGGCCGTACCACTTGTTCAGAGCGCTGCCGTTCGAGAAGTGGATGATCTCGCTGACGGTGTTGCGACCCTCGACAGGCATCCCCCACTTCTTCACGAACCGCTCGCTGTCGCCGAAGCGCGGGAACTTGAAGTTGCTCCGGCTGTCGCGGAAGCCTCCCATCGTGCCGAGCAGTTCGTAGTGCCAGTTGCCGTCACCCTCGTCGAATACGTAGGTGAATGCGGCCGGCACGGGATGCAGCCCGACGATCTCGGAGTCCGGGCCGACGCCGTTGCGCACGACCTCGAGGTATCCGTTGCCGACGGAGAAGAAGTCCTCCGACACGATGTTCAGGACCGCCGTCATGTCGGTGATCGTGAGTTCGTCGAGAACCGCAGGCACCTTGTCGCTCTTGAAGCCGAGCCCGATCGTGCTAGACTTCTTCGCATTGACGCACGCCGAGTGATACGGATTGTGCAGGATGAGCCGGCCCATCGCCGCGAAGTTCGCAGGGTGCTGGCGTTGGCCGGCGATGGTGCCCTGGTTCGAAGAAGCTGCCTCGACCTCTGCCACCTTCATCAGCATCGTAATCAGACTGTCGCCCCCGTCACCGAGTTCGGGGTAGAGCTTCCGGGTGACGCGGGAGGCGACGACGATTCGGCCGGCGGAGTTCTCTGCGATCACGTTCCCGGGGGCTGCTTCGGTGCTCATGGGCATCCCTGACGAAATG